AGCAAATAAAGAAAAAGAAACGTACAGTACAACAAATCGTATTGCAATTCAAATCATCAATCGTGAAACAGGAAAGCTTGAAATTATGGAACAAGGACGTACTTTCTTCGAAGATTTACGTGACATCATGGAAGAATTACACGACAAAAACAAAAAACTCATTGATGTGGATATTAAAGTTAAAAGACGTGGGGAAGGTAAAGACGACACATCATATCGTTTAGACATCGACAAAGAATATCCACTTACAGAAGAAGATAAAAAATTGATCAATGACAAAATTGATTTAAGCGAACTATTCAAACCACATGATATCAACAAAATCACACGTCTATTAAACGGTGAAAAATGGGAAGACGTAATGTATGAAAACAACGAATCAAATGACGATGAAGTTATTGAAATCTCCTAAAAAAAAACAAAATAAAATAAGGTGGAGATGTAAAAAAAATACTCTACCTTATTTTTTTACACTTTTTTTAAAAAATAGGAGGGATATTATGAATGAATTAGGAGAAATCGAAAGAAAAGTCTTAGGTGCATTGTTAAAAATGAGTGATGAAACATTAACGACAAAGAGGGTAACTTTAGATACTCTTGCAAAAGAAATAAACTACAAGACTTCCGGCGGTGCAATAACGTATGCTTTACGTTTATTAGAAAAAAACAATTACATTATTAAACTGCCAGAAAAGAGGATCAAGATATTAGTATGACAACTCCAATAAACGGAACTGATGCTAAAGACATAGCCTTACATTTTATTAAATTAACAACAGGTAAGGCAACACCATCAATTATGAAAAAAACAGTCCAACAAGCTAAAAATCTACTAAAATATGGCTACACCAAAACAGAGATAATTAGCGTAATAGATTATTTGATTACAGTAAAACACGTAGATTTATTTTCATTAGGTTATGTCAATACATCAATAAATAATGTATTACGTGAAATAAAAAATAATAAACCAAAAACAACATCACACATCACTTTTCAAACATATCAAGATAAAAACGAGGTGATGGCAAATGACGAATCAACAAATCGAAATAAGTCAAAACTCAACCGATTTGGTGTTAAACCCAGGTTCGGAGAGGAATTTGCTATCGATATGTTTGAAAAACAATGAAAAAATCGTTGATGTTGAATCACAAATTTTCGCAGAACACTTTGGAGTACCAGGACACAAATACATCTTCATGGCAATGATGTACCTTTACTCTAAACGTATTAAACCAACACCATTAGCAATTGCAGAAGTATTAAACAATGAAACTGCACGTAAAGCAGTTGAAGAACTTGGAGGCATCGAGTATTTAACTTTGCTTGAAGAATCAATAATTCCACCAGAAACATTGAATATTTTTATTGAAAAAATTAAGCAAAGTTATACACGCAGAATGTTGTACAGCATAGCTGATGATGTGAAAAAATTTGTCAAATCAGATAAAGCCGAAGTGTTAAATCCATCAGAATTAATCAGCTATGTAGAAGAAAAACTTGCTGATTTGTCAGTAAATTCGACCACATCCAATGAAGTATATAAAATGGGTACTACAACAGATGAAGTGTTAAAAGAACGTGCAGAGCACCCATCACAAGTACCAGGACTTGAAGTAGGTTGGACACAATACGATAGATACACTAATGGTGCTCAACCAGGTGATTTAATCATAATATGTGCACCAAGTAAAACAGGCAAATCAGTAATATTAACAAATTGGGCAACAAAATTAGCTATTAAAGACCAAATACCTATCCTCTACTTTGATACAGAGATGAGTGAAAGAGAACAAGAGGATAGAATTTTAGCCAACTTAACCGGCATCCCATACGATGAAATCATCAGCGGTATGTACGTTATGAACACGATTCATGGCACATCAGAAGAAAAAATAGCTAAACTCAAGGCAGCACGTGAAGAATTGAATAGGGGACACTATTATCACATCTATATGCCACAATTTACAATTGAAAAAGTTACTGCATTAGCACGTAAGTTTCAAATGCAAATGGATATTAAAGCTATTTTCTTCGATTACATTAAGGTACCTTCGAACGAATCTAATTTCAGGTCAATTCAAGAATATCAAAAACTAGGTTTCTTCACATCAGGTTTAAAAGATTTAGCTGGTTTGCTAAAAATTCCCGTGTTTTCAGCATGTCAAACAAACCGTAATGAACTTGATACAGAAGACCCTGATGCATCTAATATTGGCGGCTCATACCGTATTTTACAACTTGCAAGTAAATTGATATTCTTAGTGAATAAATCAGAAGAACGTATAGCCAAAGATGGTTTCAGCAATGGTAATCAACAACTCCACGTAAAATATCAACGTAACGGCATGTCAGATTGTCCACCAATTAACATCATGTTTAACAAACCTATATTACGTCAAACAGAAATATAGATGAGTGTAATATGAACGCTATAACGTTAATTAACGAAAATGCTAATATCAACAAATTACTTGAATATTACGGTTTTAACAACATTAAACAAAGTGGCAAAATGATCAGAGCATGTTGTAAATTACACAATGGTGACAACCCATCAGCATTTGTAATTGATAGTGAAACAGGTTTATGGTATTGCCACACTGGAAATTGCGGAGGTGGTGATATCTATGACTTAGTACAAAAAATGCAAAACCTCACGTTTAAAAAAGCAGTACATTGGTTAGCTTCTTTCTTTAATGTTGACATTAGCAAGTGTGACGTAATTGAACGTAAAAATGATTACCTATCAGAATTAAATAAGTGGGTAAAAATGATGCGTAATCAAAAGAAAATTGAGCTAAAAGAATTCAATATTAAAGAAGAAGTAAAACTAGTAACTAAATTCCGCAACTTCAAATTAGAAACACTTCAACATTTTAATTTGGGATATGTAGAAAGTGTACAATTAAATAAAAAAAACGGCGGTATTTACACGTTACAAAATCGTTTAGTCTTTCCAGTAATATTCAAAGGTGTTCAAGTTGGTATTGCATTTAGAAGAATCAAATCATCTGATGTGCCAAAATGGTCATTACAACCAGCAAATTTAGAATATCGTAATATCCTTTACAACTATGACAACATAATTGGTAAAAAAGAAATAGTAATATGTGAAGGTATTCTTGATGTATGGGCTTTCCATGAAATAGGTGTTCCAGCAACAGCAACATTTGGTGCGCACATAACAAAAGAACAATACAAATTAATTCTAAATACTGGTGCGGACATTACATTGGCTTATGATGGGGATAATGCTGGTTCAATTGCAAATCAAAAGGGAATTGAAATGTTTAAAAATAAAGCCAACATAAACCTTATTACATTTCCTCAAGGTTTTGACCCCGAATCTGTAACAAGGGAGGAATTAATAAGACTTTATGAAACTCGAAGGAAATTGTGATTTCTGTACTAAATTAAATTGTGAAGAATGCCATGATAAAGGTTACACGATTAATTGGGAGTTAAACAAAGACATTTTATTTAATAACGTAGCAAATGAAATAGTAAACACCTTATCACGTAAAAATCACGATTATGGCGATTCTTTTCACAAAATTTATTCAGAGTTCGGAGATTTAAGTACGTATATACGCCTCACTGATAAAATTGGCAGACTTAAAACTCTAATCAATAAAGAAGCAAAAGTGAAAAATGAATCAATAGAAGATGTTTATCATGATATTGCTGGCTACTGTATTCTCACGCTAGTATCAAAACAATTATTGCAAAATAATAAGGAGGTTCGATTGAAATATGTGGATAATTAAAGACAAAGTATCATATGAAATTATTTCAGCCAATGTGCATAAAGAGGGGGATTTATTTCAACTTTGGGTTACAAGACCTAACGATAAAAGTTTGAAAATCAAAGAATCAACTGATGAGAAAGAAATCACAGATTACAAACAAGCAATTGATTACGCCATTAAACATGGCGAATGTGCGTTTGAATTAAATTAAGGAGGAATTGATATGTTTAGCCATCTACATGTACACACATTATATTCAATATTAGACGGTGCGTGTAAATTAAACGAATTATTTTCATATGCAAAAGAATTAGGTCAATCTGCAATAGGAATCACTGATCATGGTAGTACATCAGGATGGCTAGACGCTCAAAAAACAGGTGAGAAGTATGACGTTAAACCGTTACTTGGATGCGAATTTTACTATGAACACGAATTCGATACAAAGAAAAATGGTCACTTAATCGTTTTTGCAAAAGACGAAAAAGGTATTGAAAACGTGTTTAAATTACAAGAACACGCTTATGTAAATAATTTTTATCGTAAACCACGTATTGATTGGCAATCTATCGTAAAACACAAGGACGGTTTAATCGTCACTTCTGCCTGTTTAGCAAGTACATTTAATCAATACATTCTTCAAAGTGAATACACACAAGCACTTGAATGGGCAAGAAAATTTAAAAATGTATTTGGCGAAGATTTCTATATAGAAATAATGCCAAACGACATTCCAGAACAATATATTGCCAACGTTGGTGCAATACGTATCGCACAACAACTAAACGTAAAACTTATTGCAACTAATGATGTGCATTACGTTTACAAATCAGACAACTTCCA